AGCGACCAGTCCCTCAATAAATGCCCTCTTGACTTCATCGCTTCCATCGAAGACAAACCGTGGAATCCTCTTATTTCCGCATCCTCGGTTGACCTGTTCGTCCAACCAATAAGCAAGAGTCTTATTAGAATTACTGAAAGTCGAGGTTATATGCCCAGTATCAACTCCTCTTGATAATGATTTTCTCTGTCCTTCCTTCCATTTGCCGAAAGGCAATCCATTTAACAGTCCTTTGATATAGTCATATTTTTCACTGTTGGTGTTTTGAGCAATCGCAACCAAACATTTTGCAGTCCATCCCTCGGCGACATAGAATCCAGCAAATTCAGCAAGTTTCTTCGGGTCAATCGTGTAACCACTATCTTCTGGTTCATTTCCCCTCCTGCCAGTTCTACTATATTCTGTCTTCGAGATGTTTATTTGTTCATTGTTACCGTTATCTTCAGACTTTCCAATCGTTCTGAATACTATAACTGCCCTATCTTCAATTTCTTGAGCTTCCTTCGTTTCCCACTTACCGAGTCCATCATCGGATTTATCGTTCATCTTTTGGTATAACATCCGATGATTTGGGGTAACCGCAATATCAATTCTGTTATTTTTATACTCTATCAACTCACCGTCATATTCATATTTTGGAATACCGGTCGGTTGCTGATATTCCATAACATCTTTTTCTTGGTTCCAAGTAGCAACTTCGTCATCTTTCGTCAATTCATATACAGTTTTCCAACCATTTTTGGTCAAGACCGAATGATCATCGCTAAAGCATCTGTTCACATCCTCCGTTATCCCAAGTGCGATCTTGGTGGTCTTGAACATCGCCATCAGCTTGTCCCTCAAGAACCTCTGTTGCTCGATAAAGTCCATGTCCTTTGAGGACTGCTGTAATTTCTCGACCTTCAGTCCCGCCTCCAAAATTGCTGTCTTAAAGGCATTTGAGGGGCCTTTATAGTTAGAGTCCCAGGAATTCTTCAATCTGGAGATTACCTGGTCGGTGAGTTTCTGGTCGGTATAAAGGACGAGATAGGGGACGGCCGAGTTCTTAAAGAAGGTCAGGTTAAACTGTTCCGAGTAGTGCATCGTGTCAATCGAGCCCTGTGCCGCCTCCACGACCCCATAGCCCCTCCAGATATTCTTGGGGTTCATGTTCTTGATAAAGATTACCTCATCCGGCTTGAGGTGGATGACCTTGATTTTCCCATTGGTCTGGTCGGTGTAGTCGTAACTGATGACAAGTTCGAACCCGTCAGCGGTCTTCCCAATGATCGGGGTGAGTTTCAGGGGGTCTAACGGCCAGAGTTCCTTGATTTGATCTCCTTGACGGCGAATCCTGATCGGGCTTTCCCCCGTCAGGGAGCGGTAGGCCTGCAGGAGATAAATAAATTCCCTCTTGGTCATACTTTGGTTTGGCCGGTGCAACAGTTCCAAGATAGGGTGTTTTTTGACTTCTTCGACGTCCTCCCCTTTCACCTTGTAAAGTTCAAAGTCGATATCCCCCACTGCCTCCGCTATCGCCGAGACGTTGGCGTAGGTCCAGCTCATATACTCCTCTAGGAGAGTCGCCGATTTCTCCGGTAACCCGATCCCACTTAGAGAGAGGGTCTTCCACTGCGGGTCGGGGTCTGGATTTATCAGTTTCTCGTGAGATTCGACCTCGGCAGTCTTCCTCTTAAGTTCGCGGTTGAACTCCCGCTTCATTTTTGACCTGACGGGTTTGATTTTTTTCTCCAGGAAGTCGTCTATAAGTTTCATTTTTCTCCTTTAGGCTGCCTCATATTTAAGCGTTATCAGGATGGTGTTATTTGAGGCGGTATTCCACGCGGAATTATCAGCCCTCCTAATCGTTGCTTTGGTGGTTTCGGCGTTTCCGATGTACCCGTAACAGAGTGAACCGGCATCTATTACTCCTTGATAGCCTACCCCAATTAACCTGTCATGAGTACGAGACTTGGCCGCCACCGGTAGGCTCACCTTGATGATATCCCCGCCTGGGTCTTCGGTGTCGTAGTAGTAGACCGACATGGTGACTTGTTTGCCAATTTTGTTATAATTGCACTCTTGGGTCGGAGAATCGATCGGGGTCGTACCGTCACTCTTATAAAAGGTCGCTGTGTAGGCTGTCCAGACATTGTTGTTTACTTCCGACCCATCGGCAATAGCAGCGAAGTTGGCATTTATATCTGCCGACCGGATGGTCGTGCCCGCGGTGAAAGTTGTGAAGCTCATGTCAATTTATTGCCATTATTTGTTTTGGCAATACTCCTCTTTATGTTGGCGCAACCGGGGAGTCCTTGACTCGGAAATTCTCCAGTAGGATTGTGTTTTTAACGATTGCCTTCTCAACAGTGGGGATTAAGACCCCCAGTTTGAGGGTCGCCCCGGTCCCGAAGTAGTGTATTTCCTCAAGTCTCATTGTCTGACCCAGGGCGGTCTTGATGTTGAAATCCCAAACGTCGATGTCCCAGATTCCGACATCCCACCTGGTCGTGGTCGTCTTTACTCCTGGATGCAAAATTTGAATCGCATCACCAGGCCTTAACTGCTCAATGTCTACCCCGTTCAGGTGGTCTATGTTCGAGTCTATCACCGTACAGGAGACGCACATCTGCGGATGATCATAGTTGTCTAGATACGAGGTGGCCTTTCCCAAGGCGGTCGCGGCGAGGGTGATCCTCTCGTCTTGCTCCCTGATATCCTTGGTCCCGTACTGGGTGATTGAATCCGCACGGACATACTTCTTGTAAAGTTGTGGACTTCCCCCCCCCAAAAAGAAGTACTGGTTCACTACATCCTCGCCCGTCTTGGTGACCTCTAATTTGTTGATGTGCTTGCCGATGTAGAACTTCCGGATGCTTGAGGCATCAAAGTTGTGAAAGTGCAAAACATTATCAACATTTAGATACCAGTACCAGTTGGCGGGGGCTAACTCGACCATTCTCTGGAGCACCTCTAGGGCGGTGTTCTGCACGACAGAATAGGTGACCGAAAGTCCGGTGTCCTCGATCGAGGTGGTGGAATAAGTCACCTTGCTCCCGACCTTGTCGATCACGTCCTTGATAACGTGCGAGGGGTCTTCAGTCGAGTAATTCAGGGTAGTGTTTCCCGACCCGTCAACGACGATCCTCCTGGCTAGCTCGAACACATATCCGAGGAAGGTGACCTCAACCTCATCCTTCTCACCGGTTATCAGGTGATATTTGGTTAGTTCCCCTGAGTAAATCTGCACTCCGGCTGGGGCTTCCTTGTCGGAGACAAAAAGTTTGAGTTCGTTACCGATTGCCACATCGTTCCCCTCGCCGAAGTCGTAGAACTTCCTCGCTAATTTTATGACCAGTTCGGAGACACCGGAGTTTATCTTGAACGAGGGCATAGGGGGGGAGACATCCCGCCAGGTCGTGATGTAAGTCCCACTACTACTGTAGATTTTGTAGATGTATTTTTTGCCAATCATTAGAGAAACCTCTTTTCATATTCCACCTTGAGCGAGGCCTCATGGTCGAAGGTTGTCGAGGCTGAAGTCAACGAGTAGTAAGTCTTGAAAGTCAGGTCGTAAATCGCAAAGTCGATCCAACTGCCAACCTTAAGGTACTGTCCCCATGCCCCGCCGCCCGAATAGACATTCCCACTATGGCAGAAATACGCTCCTTGAACTGGGTTGGGATAATCCAGAACGATGGCATAAACTGTCCCCGAAACCATCGTGTAGTCGAACTCGAAGTTCTCCCAGACAAACTTGTTGTAGGGGATATCGTCGAAGGTGAACGAGGTCGTGCTATCGGCCAACTTAGCCAAAGGTGCGCCCCCGGAGGTACTCCACAGCGAGACACTCATCGCCAGCTTCTTGTTGGGAGTGTCGTTCCACTTTGTATCCTTGAAGAGCATCAAGGATGCCCGTCTCAAGGGTCGCCCGACCCCCGCCGTGAAGGTCTGGGCGATGTTGTACTTGTAATCCAGGTCATAAATTGAGGTCACGGCCAGATTGAATTGGTCTAAAATGTAACCGCTCTGTTCGGACGTGGACGAACCGTAAATGCTGACCTCCAACTCGTTCGCACCTAGCTTAAACGACGGAAACACCCCTTCGTAGGTCATTGGAGTGCAGTTATACTTGACGCTCAAGTCTTTTTCCTCGATGATTATCTCGTCCCCGGCGGCCATTGCCTGATTGATTTCCATCTGTTCCCCGGTCTTCTTGGACTTGAAGATTATCTGGGCGATTGTTCCCGAAACCGCGTCTAAAAAGTAAGTCCACTTCGCCAGGGGCGGAGCCGTCCCCGTGAACGAGAGGGTGTGCGAGTAGGTGTTGGAACTGATCCCATCGCCCGAAAAGGCCTCTAGCATCGTCGGGGTGACGGAGTCTATCGTTGAGATGTCGTAGGAGAAGGGTGGGTCTCCGGCCACGAAGGTAATCTCGAAAGGGACGTAGGTTAGCTGAAAGTGCTTTCTCGTCATCGTCAGATTGGCGATATTCCCGACATACTGCCTGTACCCCCCGGCGTAGGAGAAGTTCAAGTTTATGTTCGGGTCTGACAAAATGGTCTTCTTGAAGAAGTCCATCTCATGTTCCAATAAAGCGACCGTGGACTGGGTAATCCGTCCCCTGATTGTCAGGGTCTTCGGGGTGTACCTGGAGGAGATGAACTTCGCCCCGTCCTCCGAGGCAAAACTAAAATCGGAAAACTCAATTGGGGGCGAGGAGTCGAACACTATCTCCTCGGTGAGGTAGAAGCCGGAGTTGAGGTTTAAGCCGTTGAGTTTAAGTTCCATCAAAATCCCTGCATATTAAGCTGAATTGACCTCCCTATCCTCTCGCCTATTGCGTCTAAGGAGGCGTTGGAGGTGTTGGTGATGTTGCCCGTGAAGTTTACCGAAATTGAATTGGAAATCTGGTTGTTTGGTATAACCCGTCCCGAAGAAGAAGGGACAAATAGTTCCGGTCCAGCTTCGCCGACTATATAGGGTCGGCCAGCCATTGCTAAACCCCCATGGGCAAGTTCTGGAATACTTGGTATGTCAGGGGTCCCAGGCATTGCATTATAACCCCTTATCAGTTCATTGATACCCCTTATGACGTTATTTATTGACGGTTTAATAGCATTATATATGCCCCCAATCCACTTAACTGCACTGTCATAAATACCCCTGAAAAATCCTCCCACTTTATCTTTGGCCTCACCGATAGGATTTGTTATGTGGTCCCTTACTTCGCCCATCTTCCCTATCAGCCACCAGGCGATATGATCCCAGACACTCATTACCAAGTCCCTGATGGCACTATTGATATAACTGATGAAATTATAGATTGACTGAAACTTCGAAGTAACAAAATTCCCGATGGCATCATTTACCGCCCTGACATGGTTCCCAATTCTCTCCCATATTTCTTGGAGAACCATCCACAGACCATATATTATCGAATAAATAAGGGCATAAGTTAACCTGAATGGCAAGGTCATCGCCATAAATAATCCATTCAAAAAAGGACTAATCCAATTCCAGAAGGCAGTGAGTGCTTCAATCACGGCTGTCCACAAACTATTCCAAGTATTTATAACCCAATCCTTAACTACTGGCCAAATTGACTTAAAGATTTCCATAGCTCTTTGTGCGCTAGAAACAAACTGATAGATTGCGAGTGCGAATTGGGCTATCGCCGCCATCACAACAATTATTATCCAGTTGGCCACTATAAATGCTGCTACAATTGCTACCGCAAAGGCGGCAAGTACAACTTTGATTGTGGTAAATAGTGTCTGATTTTCATTAAGTTTCTTAGAAAGGTCACTGACACTTTTTATGAATCTCTCCATTATGTCTATAGCTTTTGGTAGGGAGGTTGACATCCAGTCGCCCATTGCCTTAGCGATAGCATCAACTTGTTCCTTTGTTTTATCACTTGTTGACCATTCGACAAGTTTCTTAACAAATGGCATTAAACCGTTTATCAAGGCCTTACCGATTGTCTCCTTTATATTGTCAAATGCCTGACTTAGTTTATGTAATGCTCCCGGGAAAGTTCCGCTTGCCGCCTCAGCAGATCCGCCAAACTCTGTTTGGAGTTCTCTTAGGATCATCACTTGAGCTTCTCCGGATCGCCCTGTTTCGACTAATTTAGTTATTGTATCCTTTGCGGCATCGTTGAAATTGACACCAACCCTTCTTAGTGCAGTAATACCCAAAATTGGATCTTGTAAAGCTTTACCAAGTTGAATTGCAGAACTTTTTACGTCTTGACCGAGTGCCTGAGACATATCTAACATCACCTGGGTAGCCTGAGGAAAAATGTCCTGCCCGATATTTGTAAAAGTCAAAAGTAAGTTTTCACCTTCTCTTACCATATCGTCAGTAAACATACTTGTCATGCTGAATGAATCAGCAAGTTTGGTCACTTCTTCAGCGGTCACCCCTGCCACACCGCCAGTTGATTTTAAGACAGCTTCTGTTTGTGCTATTCCTTCCTGTGCCTCAGAAAATTCATCAATACATTTTTTAAGTCCATAGGTTAACGCACCCACCCCAGCGACTGCACCAGCTATCCCAACCTTGGCTAGAGAACTAAAAGCGCCCCCGACCTTTGAGATAGTCGAACTCGCTCTGTCTTCTGCCGTTAGGATGGCCTTCAGGTCGAAATTCGCCAATTTATTTTCTCCTACTCTGTCTCTCTAGCTTATTTTGTTCTATCTGTTCTCGTCTGCCCTCGAATTCCTTGATCTTCGCAAAGATTCTTATCCTGTCTATCGGTTCCGCCAGGAACTCGTAGGTCGTCAGCCCGTATTCCTTCCTATAAAGGTGTTCGATGTATTCTGGCGGAGCTTTTCCTGTCACCCCGTTCACGATCAGGGAGTGAAGCCCCTCTATGCTTTTGGGTCTGGTTCTCCAGTAATCGCCTTGAAGCACTTTGTGATAACTTCCAAGGGGAAGTCCCGAAGGTCGGTAGATTTCACTTCGACCGGTTGGCCTTCGGAGATAGCTTTACCCCCAATAAACAGTCCCTCCAGGGTCCTGTAGCCCTTCTCCAAGGACTCCTTGGTGTTCCCCTCGTCAACGTTGGTCGGCAAGTCCTGGATGTCCTTATAGGAGGGCATCCTGAACTCCAGGTAACATTCCTTCCATGCCTCGCCCAGGTAGGAGAGGTCTACTTTTTTTGAGACATCGATTTTCACATTCTCCCTTCGTTATTTCTTTAATTTGCCGTTTTTTTAACTTCCATTCTTTCCAATGCTGAAGTAAGTGCTGAACATTATCTAATAATTCCAGATTTTCTATTCTATTATCATTCCTTACCCTATTCTTATGATGCACTATTTCTCCTTTCTTCAGGTATCTACCTAGATATTTTTCCATTATTAGCCGATGTTCGAATATATATCCTATGTTCTTGGCATAAGGATGGTTTGGTTTATAAATCAGTACATATCCTTTCCAAGTAGATTTACCACCAGCCCACCTTCCATTATTTTGCATCGCATTTTTACCCTTGACTGCATTTGCAATTTTCCTTTTATGTTCTGCTGTCAATGCGCCTGTCTTCTTACCTTTATTCCACGATGGATGATCTTTTAATGAACTGCTTATTTTCTTTATGGTTTCTTCGGAATAGCAATCTTTTTTCCCTTTGTTCCAAGGGATTGTTCCCTTCGGTGGTCTGCCACCGAAATCTTTGTGTCCTTTCTGAAAACCCTTTATTCCCTTTGGCATATTGACTCCTTTCTTATTTGAGTCAACTATACCCAAACATTATCAAGTTGCAAGTGCTACTTAATAGCTTCCCGCGGCCAATTGATTTTTCAACACCAGCGTCGAGATGATGTTGGCCGTGTTGACCACGTCATATAAGGCCTTGAACTCAACCTTCTCGGTCGCGATGTCGTCCACCCCCTTATTCGGCTCCCAGCTCGCAAACCTCACCTTCGGAAGTTGGATGTCGAGGGAGTTGTTGGTCCCGTAGGTCAGGAGGATTTCCAGTGCCTTGGTCGAGCCGTCAAGCATGTAGTTCCGGTAGGTGTTGTCCGAGAAGCCGATCTCGAAGCTTCCCTCCACCTGAAGTTGCTTGTTCAGGATGTCGGAAGGCGTCGCCGTTCCGAGGTCTTGCCAGTCCTCAAGGTTTTTCGAGACGGTGAATTCCAGGGAATTGATGTTAAGTTCTGTCGTGAATGATGCTGTCGTGGCCGCGATCTTGAAGTCAAGCATTGAGTGGATGAACTTGTTTCCGAGTGCCGTATAGGCCGCCGACTGGAGCGTCCAGTCCTGCCCTGCCGCGCTCCTGAATCCCACCGAGCACTTGGCGATTCCCTCCCTCTCAATCTTGATGGTGAACTTATCAACCATCGCCAGGCGGAACATCCTGGCCACGTTCGGGTCCTGCACCAGAAGCGACAATGATTGGTGCTGGTTGGTATTTGAGAGGGTGTAAGTGTGGACATAGTTACTCGGTCCACCACTTGATGATGGTGATGCCCCGGCCAAAGCCGTGAGGATGAGTCCGATGAACTTGTCGTCCAGATCGAACTCGACCTCCCCCTCCCCAAACTTCTTGACGACGTAACTCTCGTAAGAGTCCGCTATCTGCCCGACTGCCCCCTCCGAGTCGACCACGACCGCCTTGTCGTCGAATGAAATCGAGTTGTACGGCACCCATAATGCAGGCGCTGTCGCTATTGCCCTTGATGCCTCCTTCGCGGCTCCGAGTGAGCCCCTTCTTCCTACCCAATATGCCATCTTTTCTCCTTTCTAATTTTATACTGCGTGAATTTGTACCACTTGTAACTTGATCTTCGCGTGGCGATAGAATCCCTCCGGTCCTTCCAGGTCGTCCCAACTGGAGGGCGCAGCCCTTAAAAAGTCAGCCGAACCCCCGAAGGTCGTGAAAGAGTCGAAGGCGTCTATCATGTCCGAAACCACGTTACCCATTATCCGCTCGGCGCTCTGGCGGGCGTTGTCATCAACCGTTTGCGTGCCCTTGGATAATTGGATGTAGATGTCTATATCGAAGTTAAAAGCCCTCTGGTTTTCGCCCACCGACCAGAACTCGTTCTCGTTGTCGGCCACCGTCACCGTCACGGCCGGGAAGCCGGAGAAGTTGACCTTGGCGTAGTCCGAGACATCTTGGACGGTCGTCACTTGCGAGGAGATTCTGTCCATTATCTCGTGCTTCAGATTGTTAATTGAAGTTGTTCCCATTTATACACTCGCTGCAATTTCGTTTAGGGCGTCCTTTAAGCCCATATCGAATCTCTCGTTAATTTTTCTTTCCGTCTCCGAAACCGCATTTTTAAGAAACGGATTTCCCTTCACAAAACTTTTTACCAGTCTCTTGCCGATCGCCGGCACATATCTCCCGACCTGTTGTCTGTGACCTTCATGGACAAAATAGGCGTAATTAGCCGTCGGCTGCAGTTCCCCTCTCAATGTTCCAAACTTCACCTGATAACTACCTCGTAACCTTCCCGTGTCCACTGGGGTCTTTTCACCGGCACTATTTCTCAGATCCATGATTGAAAGTTTAATCGCCTTGTTGATGTGCTTCGAGACTATCTGCGGACTTCTCCTCAAGGCCGCCTGCACCTGGGGAAGGTTGGCGATATGGATTTTTATTTCCATTAGTTATTACCAGATTTAGTGATTACCAGTCGCTTATAATGCTGGCTCCCGAAGTCCATCACCTTGATGTTCTGCACCGAATAGACTACCCCCGCTATCACCACCTGGTCGGCTTCGCCAGCCGGACAGTCCTCTTCGACGTAGCACTCCCACAGGTTCCCGATCTGCCCACCGTACATCTGCACCTTGTCGGCAGACGGTTCCTGAACCGAAGCGGGGTAACCGGCAGCCGTTCCCGTGGCCGAATAGACAGAACGGTTGGTGTCAACTGCCCGAAGTCGGCGAAGTGTCAGCGTGCGGTCAAGGAAGTATTGCATTGTATCGTTCTCCAGTAATCCTTTATATGCATTTGTTGATGTTCTTTTCTATCCCATAACTCAAGATTTTCAATATTATTATTTTTCCTATTTCTGTCCCGATGATGGACTGCCTCGGATTTTAATAATTTTCTTCCAAGATACTTTTCCATCACTAATCTATGTTGTAATTGGTATCTACCATCAGATAATTCATATATATATCCGCCTTGATAAGTGGTTCCGCCTCTCCAATTTGGATTTCCTTTACCAATTGATCTTATGGCACATTGTTTCTTAAACGCCTCTGATCTTTTTATTCCTCTAGTATAAAAATACGCATCTCTCCGATCAATTTCATAAGTTACCAACCTCCTGCAAATAACTGGTGCAGATATTCCAAATTCTCTAGCTATTTGATAACTACTTTTCTTTTTGTTGACATATTCTCGGATTAAAAATTCTTTTTGTATATCTATTTTTTTCATATAATTGGAGTCCTGTACTTCTCTAAAATCAGGTCTATTCCCAGGTTCTCAATCACGTTTCCGGTAAAGGTCTCCTTCGTGTACGAATACTCACCCAAGGACTCGGACTTCAACCCTTTCGACTGACGATCCTTGTAAATCCAGACGCAAAGCTGGATGCAGGCCTCCTCCAGGTCATTAGGAATAGTCGTGTAGCCAGCCGTGTAGGAAAAGCGGTAGTTTCTTATTCCCCTTTGGAAGCCGGACGCGTAGTGAAACTGTCCCGGCCCGTTCCCGTCGTCAACGTAATTTACATCATCACCCTGGAGGTCGTCCCAGTCCGCCGTCCCGGTCGTCCCGTTGTTCTCCTGGTAGGAAGTCACGGCGGTGATCGGGTAGTGCCTGGCGTTGATTAGATAAGTGCCCGTCCCGTCGTACTCCTGATTAGTGTAATCCGTCGACTTGAACCTCCTATTTCCGCAGTAACTCTCAATAATGTCAGTCGCCCGGTTGATGATGTTATCAAGCAGGGAGTCATCGGTCGAGGTGACAATCCCCAGGACCTCCTTCAGGTTCGCGCGGCTTACGAGTGCGTAATCAACGATGCCCATACTTCCTCCTCGGTCTCATCATCTTGTCCTCATAGTCCGCTTTCTTGTAAAGTTCATAGAGCATCGCGCAGCCGCAGTCAATCAGCGAGTGCGCCTCGTTGGGGTTCACCTTCATCACTTGGCCTTCCTTGTAGCCCCTGCAGTCCCTAAGGATGATTATTTCCTTCATTAGCCACCTCCCAACTGGGGCCGAAGCCCCAGTTTGGCAAAAGACTAGTTGGCTCCCGTAAGGCAAACCATCGAGTCTAAATCGGCCAGTTCGCCGTCAACCCGACGCTCAAGCCGGATGGCAAACATATTCCTCTCGAACAGGTTGCCCACTCCGTCGATTGAGGCCTCGGTTGACTTAGCGACGCTGATCCCGCCGCGATAACCAATCCAGTAGCCTTTCAGGTCGCCGAACCAGATGTGCCCGTTCGGAAGGGCGTCGCACCTGAGAATCGGGTAACCCAAGAGACTGCCTGGGGTTTTCCCAGTCGGGTCGGCAATAAAGAGATACCTATTCTGGCTATCCTTCAGTTGCATTGCCACTCTCCAAGCTTGGGAGTTCATTAGCCAGACGGCATTTCTGGAATAACTTTGCCCAAGCCGCGAAACCACGTCAATCAGGGAATCGGAAGTCAAGACATTGGCTGGGGTAGCGACAATCCTGTGCACCGTCGCCGAATAGGCGTCAATGCCGGTCGGATGTGTCGAACCGGTTCCCACCGCGAAGACCCGCTCCAGTTCCTCGTTAAGTGCCCTTGCCATCAAACCGGTAACATACGTTGAGACAGGCGCCACAACCTCGGCGTCCTCCTCAAGTTTGTTGGTGATGACAACGATGCACGAAACGTTGTACGGGGTAAGGTCAATCCCGGTGAAGGTCGCAGTCGAAGTGTCCTTGATGGCCTTTTCAGCCGTCCAAGACATCTTCGGCCTGCCGACCAACTGGTCAATGTCAAGGTGAGCCGGACAGTCGTTGATGACTGTCGCCCTTGAGGCAATGATCTGGTCGTCCCGCATTTCCTCAACAATCCTCTGGTAGAGGATGGTAGGAATGAGAATTCCGCCATCGGCACTTGTCCCAGCCGACATCACTTTAAGCTTTACCTTGTCTTCATCCCTCAAGGCCTTGATGAAGTTGACAATTTTGTGGTCATCGTCCATCGCCTTGAATTCGGCCTCGAAACCGCTTTCCTTCTCAACTTTCTTCTCCTCGACAATTTTCTGGGCCTTGGCCTGCTTTGCCTCCATAATCTTCAGGAGTTTGTCGGCCACTCTCTCAAGAGCCTTCTCGTCTTCAGCGGCTTCCTTATCCTCGCCCTTGGCTTCGTCTTCAAGTTCCTCAAGTTCCACCTTCTCTTCGTCGGTGGCCTCACCTGAGGCAATCTTTTCCCTTAAGTCCTTTATGCGTCCCATTATTCTCCTTCGGTTCTGTTCATAAGCTCGGTGGCTTTGTTCAGAACCTTCAATGCTAGGCGACGGGTTTCCTTCGATTTCTCCGGAGCCGCCGTCCTAGGTTCTCGACCTTCAACCCCTTTCCCTTTCGGTTGGGAGGTTAGATATTCTCTAATATCCTTTGCAATTTGTTCAACGGATGCCTCAACATTCAGGAGTCGCTGTTCCAGTCCCGTATCTCCAGGTTGGAAGCCTTCCTGTAAGCCCTGAATGTTTAGCTCAATGTCCTCGAATCTCTTTTTGATGTCCTTCGCGAAAGCCTCGGTGTTTAACTTGGCTATTTCCTTTCTCGCCTCGTTTTCCGCCCTGAAGTCCTCGATAAAGGTATTAACCAACTTGATCACGTCAATTATCTTTTCCTCGGCGCTTCGGTTTTCAATGTGCTTATCGATTATCTCGTTGGCCGTCTTAAGTTCGGGCGGTTCCTTGTCGAAGTCCTTGTAGTGCTTTGAGAGATGATTATATATTCCTTGCCTGTCGGATTCGGGCACACTCACCCCGCCCCTCGCCCCCATCAGGGCTGCCATCGCCGTCGCCACGCCCCGCCAGGATGTCTTGTATCCCGAGAGGGTGTGGTGGGGGAGTTTGTAAGATGACTTGAGTTCCGGTTTCTCCGAGTCAAACCAGGCGCACATCTTCTTGAGGTCTGAAGTGTCGGCATCCCTGACTTCGGCGGCCGCGTCCCAGACGTCCGAAGTCGAAATCGGGTACTTGGTGTAGGGAATCACGCCCTTCGTGTCCGCTATCTCGGCTGAGGCTGATTCCGAGGCGGGTTCGAAGCTCGCCCCGTCGTGGGCGCTGCAATGGCTTTTTGCCTCATCAGCTGTCCAACTGTCCTTCGGGTAACGGTAGGCCTGCTCGGTCATCGTGGTCTCACCCTTCAGTTTGCCCATGATGATGTTGTACTTCTTGCCCTCGTGGTCTCTTGAAGTTCTCCTAAAAGAGTCAGGTTCAAATTCTCCCGGCTGGCGGATTCTGCAGGCGTGCTCGTTGGGATAGGGCTTCTCGGAAATTTCGACATCCGGCATCACTTCCTTAATCACCTTTGCCGAGTATCCTTTGGTCAGTCCCAGCGAGAGGGCATTCTGGTTGGCGGGGACGTTTACGAACGAGATTTCAAGAAGCTCCGCCTTCGTGTACTTGTTCTCGTCTTGTTCTAGTGGCTTGAAGCCCACCGATGAGGCCTTGATGTATCCCTCCTCTACCAGATCCGCAATGTAGTTTGACATTGGTGTCTTGCGGTGGAACTTGGGCTCATAGACCAGTTTCTTTTTCCCATTGATGTTCTTGAAGCCGATCTTCTCGGCCCGGCCGATAGTTGGTTCGGAGGGGTTATGTGCCCACTGGATGACTGGGTTTTGCTTGAATGAGTCCAGTTCCCAGCCGTCCTGCATTATGACCTCGCCCTGCCTGTCCTCTACTTCGTCCGAGGCGACGAAGAGTTTGGTCTTTACTCCGTCCTCCTCAATCTCCTCGACCATTCCTTTCGTGAACAATTTCTTGATTTCCATTTTTCTCCTAAACAAAGAAGTCCGTTAATATGTCGTCAAGCGACTAACGGACTTCTGTAGGAGTCTTGTTTTTTATGCCAAAGCGGCTGTCAAGATACTTTCAACAATTTTTGAATCCCACTCTAGGCGATTGTAATGGTTGCACCTATAGCACTTTATCTCCACCTCGCCTATCTCAATGTCCTCCTTGCAAAGGAGTGTCCCACATTTCTCGCATCGAATATCGTGAAGCACCTCTACCCCCTTTATAACATAAAATAAATCTGTGTCAAGTCCTATATTAAAATTCCTTGAGCCAATCTCTTTTTAGCAATATCTATGTAAGATTGATTTAATTCTATTCCCAGATAATTTCTGCCTAATTTCTTGGCGACTACTGCGGTTGTTCCAGCTCCCATAAAAGGGTCTAAAACTATGCCTGGCTCAAATCCTGATGGAACTATATCAATTTTATGAGACCCACAGAAAGGACACTTTATTTCAGTTTGAAAGATTTTTGACAATAAGGACAAACAATCACTCCATTGTGGCTCGTTTTCAAGACAATCTCTAAATTCTCTATTCTGTTGTCTGTTTTGATGTTGTTTTTGTGGTGAACTTCCTCCAAAGTTGTTAATTTCCTCCCCAAAAATTGTTCCATTATCCAACGATGTTCTGGAATTGCTTTGTGATTGACTATTATTATTCTGTAACCATTGTTGTTGATTGTTCCGCCTTTCCAATTTGGAGAGTGTTTCCCTTTTGGAAATGTATGATGAGTCCCTTGTTTTACTTGCCATTGAGCTCCACATTTCCTTGAACAAGTTAGTTGCTTCTTTCTCCCGAAGAATTCTTTTCCATAATTCAAACAATTCTTTTTTTTGCAATTTACTATTTCTCTCCAAGATTTCCCCTGTGCTTTCATTCGTTGATATTTGTTTCTTGCCCAATGTGTTTTGTAGTTTTTGTTTTTGTATGGCATTTTTATTTACCTCACAATGTATTATATCTCCTATCGTATTCGTATCATTTGTCAAGAACTTTTTGCAGTTAAAACAAAAATAATCTTTACAACCACAATCTGTCCAACCGATAGTTTGGATGTTTATTTCTTGTCTATCAGTCTCTTTAGGGCTTTTATGAACATTATTATATTCTTTTTTTGTTATTCTTGCTCTCGCCTTCCCGCAACGAGAACATACCCATTGGGGACATCCCGCTAATATCATCGGCTCTATCAGTTTTTCAGGAAAGGTGGCAAAATGGGCTTCGGAAAATCCTTTTGTACTAATCTTCCATACACTCCCATTGTTAGTAGCGAAGTCGGCTTTGGCAACCTCTTGACACGAACACTTTGCTTTGCTATCATTAAGGTATGGCGAATCCAAATCTAAAACTTGGTCAGATTGTTTCTTGTCAAATTTGTGGTAAGAAGTTCTATCGGAAGCGTTATCATCTAAAACTTTCTCAGAAGTGTTTTTGTGGTTTTCCTTGTTATGCAAAGTGGCAATCCTTGAATCATTGTGGCAATCAGAACCCGAATTACAAACGGGATTTTCAAACTTGTGTTCAATGCCAAGATGACTTTGAGATACACCCTTATCTAAAGGCAACTCGGAAGTTTTGTTCTCGGAAATGTTTTGAGCAATTTGCTCACGACCATTGGCGGGCTTTGTCTGGTGATTCTCGTCATCGTGGCAAAGAATGGAAGAAGATTCGGAAACTTGCTCTTGAACGGGACTCTTGGAAATGTCAGAAATGTAGTTCGACTTCTGATTTGGTTGTCCATCATAAGATTCTTTTTGAGACATTTCACGACAGAGATAAGGCGAATGAATTGGACAATCTTCAGATACTTTGTAGAACTTGCCATCTATTT